TTCTAACCACCGAGCATAACGGCTGGTGTGAATGAAGGCTTGGTAGTCAGTAGGTAGGTAGTTGTTCATCCTCGGCCTCGCATTGTCTTGTCTTCTTCCAACCAAACCAGTCGATCAATATCTGAACGGCTGATGCCAATATCTTTTAGTTGCTTATCACTCAAACGATTAAGTTGTTTGATAGCTAGACGGTGTGCCCGCCATGTACATAAGTAATTCCAGTATCGCCTTAGCCAACTCATCGTTTATCTCCAGATCCGCCTAGTGTTCCACGTTCCATACGGCCAAACAGTTTCTCTAAGTTAGCCATAGCCAAGTCTTGCATGTCAATGTTTAGGTCTCGACACAGTGCAGCGACATACCACAAAACATCACCAATCTCTGCAGCAAGACCTTCTCGGTCAAAGTTACCATCACGTAGCATCTTCTTGACTTTGTTAGCTACCTCACCTGCCTCACCTGCTAAGCCCAGCGCAGGGTATAGGATCTGGTGTGTAGAGTTGTAAATTGCAGTGCGCTGTGCCATCTTCTGGTAGTCATTCATAGTCATAGGTTTGGATTTATAAACTTCCGAATAATAGTCCCAAGCCTCTAGGTCGTGTTCATTTAGCATTAGATCATCCTTCCATAGAATTGTGTCGGGTCAATTTTATTGTCCGTACCATCGAACAAATACCAACAACAGTTGTCCTTACCTACACTCTTACTACCCTCTATCCACTTTACCCTACCGATGCTCACAATCTTCTTGCAGAATGTCATGTAGCAAGCAGACTGCTTAGTGTGCATCCAGTCAGCATCGAACAAAAGCCACATAGGCGCTACCTCTATCCAATGATCTAAGAAGGCATGTAAGAACTTTCGTTCCCACGGGGGGTTAGTAATTATGTACTCAACCATACCGTCGGGGAAGTACAGGTCAAGTGCATCGTTTGGGTATATACCATCTGCTTGTGGGTCAATATCAGAGGCAAATACACAGTTAGCATTACCACCAGTCAATTCAGATAAGTGGTTAATCAGTCGGCCATCACCAGCACAAGGTTCTACAAAATCAAACTGACCGTAGGGCAGGTGGTCAATCAGTGGTTCAACAGCCGCTATTGGTGTTGGATAGTAGTCTCGGTCGATACGCTTAAAGTCACTACGCTTACCCATAAATTGTCCTCTAGTGTAGGGTGTAGTCTACTATCTCTGAGTGCAGTAGCGTCATAACATCTTCGTTTGATGTGTCTGGGTCTACCAAGCATAAGTTAAGTAAAAGATTATCAGCTATCTCCTGTAGATCTTCTACCTCAATATCCTCTGCATACAAGGCCGATCTTAGATACAGATAACTCTCAAGGTTCACCGTACATTTCCTTTAGCCGATTAAGAGACACAAACTCTGGCTCATACATACCATTGTTAATCTCTCGCTTGACTACAACACCTTTCCACCACGAACTATTGGCTTGCCCTGCCCAGCTTTCTTCGCCGCCTTTGAAGCACCCCGCGACCAAACCAATAAGGCCAGTAGGATGCGCACCGTCCTTAAAGTAAAGCCCACGTTTATGACTGTGACCACAAGTAGAAGAATAGTTCCTATTTTGTAGTAGGGTGTAAGCATGATGAAGGCCAGACATAGCTGTGCCAAAGTTACCACTACTAAAGTAATGAGCGTATGAGACACCATCGTAATCAGCGATAGCGGGGGCTGAATTGTGGTACTCGTGGTAGTCGTCGAACCAGTCTTTTGTCTGAAGATGGCTAAAGGAAATCCCGTACTTTGATCCCTCAATTCTTGGGTCATGGGCGATAGCCTTTTTGATTCGATTTTCATGGTTTCCTTCAAAGCCAATGAAAAAGGGTCGCTTTCGCTTGTGGTGACGGAACTTCCAACGAATACGTTCTTGAGCGTCGTTATAAGTCTCGATATCTTGCTCATAGCTCTGACTACATATGGCTTGTGGATAACGGGTATCGTAGGTATTCAGGGAACGCATATCTGCGCCATCACCAAGGTCAACTACATAATCAGGCTTCAGGTCATACAGGAAACTACCAAGCCAATCAAACCGCTCGTTACTCACGGAGGGGTCTGAATGGGCACAACTAAACACTACTGCAGTTCTAGCCATTCATCGGGTATCCTTTTGTCTGCGTATACAAATCCATGCTTGTCGCACCAATCTGCATAGCTGGTCTTAGAGCCTTTGCGTATCTTAGCTCTAGAGTTACTGAACACAAACCGGATATCTAGGTCGGGGTGCTGCTCTTTTATCCGTAAGTGTTTCTTTCGGTCTTCTGGAACAAACCTACCTTTGGTCTCTACTATGACACCGTTCGGTAGAATAAAGTCAGGGGTGTAGGTTTTATTCTCATGCAAGACCCACTTAATCTTTAGTGACTCGTAAGAATAGTCTACACCCCTCTCTTTAAGATCCTCTTGGACCTTTTTCTCTAGACCAGACCGATAACCATACTTTATCGCGTGTCTGGTGGTTGCCATAGCTCCCCTTCCTTGCGCCTAAGCCATACTAGCCTAGCATTCTCTAGGGGCCTCACACGGTCCCCATAAGCCTGTACGCACACATCCCACATATCTAACTCAGTACGACAATCTTTAAGCATCTTCTCGGCTGTCTTAGGACCAACTCGTGAAAGACCTATGATGTTGTCTGTAGCGTCACCACTAAGAATTTGTGAGTAGAACTTCTGTAAGCCTTCAAACTCACCTATCTCGGTAAAGCTCTGTTTAGTTATGTTGTAGTGGATGCAGGGTACTTGTAGAAAGTCTTTATCTACGCTGGCAATGATAGTGTCTTTACCTAGCTCAGTCGCTCGAATTGCTATAGCATCGTCAGCTTCCTCTCCCTCAGTGACCCTTGCGTTGTAGTTAATGATCAAATAGTCCTTACAGAAAGACAAGTGTATAGGTTTTTCCCTACCCTTGCGGTTGCCTTTGTAGTCTGCAGACTTTGCGATCTCGTGACGGAAGTTCCCAGAGCCAGTAAGGTAGACTTCATATGAATTATGATCGATAAAGACTGTAGTATCTTTAAGGATCGTTGACATGATCTCATCTACCTTACTTGCCGCCCTGTCAGGAAAGTCCTTCTGTGATGCAAAAGCAGCCCTATAAGCCACAATGTCACCATCTATAAGAACCTTACCACCCTGCACTGCTGTGAACGCCCCCGTCACTCTTGTGGATTTCAAGGGTATCTACGTAAACATAACCCTCTACGTGAAGCCAGTTATATAGTTTGAAGGCTAGGTCATCTAGAGTGCCATCAGTGTCAAACTCATACGTTCGCTTCTCCTCATAGCCATCTTCTTCAAGAGATGTACTCGACTGCAAGATATACTTAGCCATTCTTATAGCCCCACTGCCATGTCTTCGATCTGCGGTTCGGTAGCCCACTCAGCTAGTTCTAGCACACCAATGTTTAGTATACGGACGCCAGCACCCCTAGAGTAAGTCTCGAACTGCACTCGCGCTCGTGTACCATTACCTAGTGGCCCATCATCTTGAAATGACCACCGACGCTTATTCTCTGTACCCTGCCGTAGGTCAATCACGTTGGGGGCACCGCCATAGTCTTTGGTGAACTGTTTGCCAAAGCGATCAGTAAAGGTCTTCTCGTCCTTTAGCATACGCTTCATCTTCATGTACTTACCGATACCAAAGGTAGGTTCACCCTCTAGGATGCGGTCTGAGTTCATAGGCTTGGGGTCTAGGCCATCGTCTAGTAGCTTTTCAATCTGGCTCTCGTCAGTGAAGTAAGCAGAGACGATAAACTGACCACCTTTTTCTGCAACAGAACGGGCGGCTTTAGAACCTGCCGGGTCACCCATGTCTGCATTTTCAGGAAAGACTTTCGCCCATTGTAGAACCATTTCCATATCATACTGAGGCATATTCGGTATCCTTTTGTTGTCGGGGGTAATTATTATTACACACTTAAAGTAGGTAAATGTGACTCCATTTGGAGAAAAAACCTAGCCGTTAGTGTATTTCTGCGTAAGTGTTGCCAAACTGCACATCTACACCAAGTTTGACGTTGAGTTGCAAGTCGTCGTTCACACAGCGAATGCCATGCTCTAGCTTGTTCTTTGTTACATCTTCCTCACCAATCTTAGTTAAGACGATCACTTCATCGTGGAACTGGCCGATAGTTTGTACGCCCATCTC